GCCCAAGCGGCTGTCAATTAGATTGCTGGGGTAGTAGCCCCGGGTAACAAAGTAACGGCTGAAGTCGATAGAGAAGGTGTTGCCAAAATCAACGGTGGTGGCGAAGTTATAGGTGCCGGAAGACTGCACCGCACCCATCACGTCAAAGGTGGGCAACAGATCCACATTTACCACGCTATCTAGTAAATCCGAGCCATCCAGCGTCAGGGCGTCAAACTCTTCGCTGTAGAAAGTATTTGTGCGAGTGCCTTGGAACGGTGGCGCATCTTGGTCTTCGCGCCGGTTGATCAGAGTAAGGGGTGCCAGCGTGTCGGGTAGGTCAATGATGATGCTGGTCTCGCTGGCGCTTTGGCGGCCTCCGTCGTCTTCAAATTTGACGAGCACTTCGCCTTCTACTAACGGAATGATGGCTTCGGTGGCGCTGCCGGCTTTTGCTGGGATTAGGTCAACGCTATTACTCCAGCTCGCTGAGCCATCGGTCAGATTGCTGTGGCGAATGTGGATTTTGCCGCCAACCTTTACGTCAAGGTCAACAGTTTCGCTCCAGCGCAAACGACCGGAATTGGCGTTGATGGCCTCAAAACTAAGGTTTTGGACGTTGCCTGGTACAGCGGTTTTGCCCAATAATTGGAATTGAGCAGTTGCAATCGCGCTGCCCTTATTGATGTAGTTGTATGCCTGAATTTGTATATAAAGCGTTCCAGGGTGCGTATTAAGGATCTTGATTGATGGCGAGGTGGTGTTTACCTGCTGCCAGTTGTCGTTATCAACGCGGTATTTAACGCGGAATTCGGAGACGCGATCTTTGGGGCTGATCCAGCTAAGGGTGAAGCCGGAAAAGACGCTTTGGCCGTCTTGGTAGAGATATTCAGTGCCGTTAATGCTGCTGACCGCATCGGGTGGGTCGGTCAGGTTGCTGATGTCGCGGGCGGTCAGCGTGTTGTCGCTTTCAATCGCGTTATAAATGCTGCTGTTGTATTGCAGGGCGGTGACGCCGTAGATGCCGTCTTCAGATTCAGCGACGTTGAGGACGCGGAATTGCTGGGATTCGATGTCGTCGGTTTGGATGAGCCAGATGGCGTTGGCGTTGGGTGCTTCGCTAAATGGGTTGCCGACCGTGATGGTGCGGTCGCTGATGGACTGGATCGGGCGGAGTTCGACGTTGCCGCTGGGCAGGATCACCGAAATGCGCGGATTGCTTGCCAGGTTGACGGATAGGTTGTTGTTGGAATCAACCGTGATGGTGGTTGTGGTGGCGCTGCTGACGCGGCCGCTGCGACGGGTGCCAGCCTTCATCGGGTCGGCAACGTCAATCACCATCCCAGGGCGCAGGATGATGCCGCTGTCGATGGAGACCGAGAAGGTGACGGTTTCGGTCAGGTTTTGTTCGCTCAGCAGCGCCCACTTACCAGCGCGGTGGGCTTGACCTTGGCTGTAACAACCGAGGGCTTTGATGTCTTTGTTGATGATGCCGTATTTAGCTACAGCGTCTGCATCTTCGACGTACTCGTACTCAACTTCGCCAAGTGTGTCGTAGGACTGCCAAGCAACGGTTGCGACGCTATGGCGGGCTTTTTGTGATGTGCCGCTGTAAACAAAGATGCCGTCAACGACATTGCTTGGTCCGAGCAGATATTGCGAGTCGGTGGGTTTGTCTTGCTGGAGCACCAGCGAACCGGCGCCGTAGTACGCAATGCCACGGAACAGGCTGGTCATCTCCTGGATGACGTTGTAGACCTCGTCGCGACTGTTGATCAGCAGGTTGCAGGAGAAGCGGGGCTCCAGGCCGCCCTTGCCGTCATCAACGAGGCTGTTGCAGTACTGGCTGATGGCGTAGAAGTCGTAGCGATCAAGGCTGCTGGCGGGGATGCTGCAGCCGAAGCGGGTACTGGTCAGAAGATCCCATAAACACCAAGCCGGATCATTACACCAAGTTGCGGCGCCGAAGGTGCCGTCCCAGACGCCGGAATAGGTGACGCGACCCAAGTACGTGGTGGTGTCGACGGTGGCATTGCTGGGCAGTTGGACTTTTTGCCCGCGAATCAGATACTTGCGGGTTGGGATTGAGTCAAACTGGCGGGAATCAAACCGCAGGTAACAAAGTGCGCTGTTGGGGTAGCGCAGTTTTTCGTCGATGATTTCGGTGTAGCTGAACCAGTAGGTTTGGTTTTGGCGTTTGGTGCTGGATTCGTCGGCGCTGACGCGGATGACCTTGATGTCGACGGGAAATGCACCAGACAGCGGGATCATGTAATCGCGCTGGTAGCGGTTGCTGGTTTTGCCGCTGATCGTGTCGTCTACAACGGCTGTGTAGCCGCCGGCGTTGTACTGGACTTGGATGCGAACTTGAACGCTGTGGCCAACAATGTCGCCGTCATCTTCAATAATTTGTAGCGATGGAACTTGCAGCGTGACGCGCACACGATCCACGTCGGAATCGGTGATAGTACGGACAATCGGGGTTGCATTAACAACTTCAACGTTGACGCCTTGCTCACTTTCAGTACCTACTGCGTTGCTGATATAGCTTTGTGCCTGCGTACCAGTACGGGTGACGACTGTGTAACCCTCAAAGTTGGCGTTACCGGCAGCATCTTTGACTGGTGTGCCTTCGAGGTAGATGCCCTTTTCGCCGTTTTCGATGCCGTCAATTTCCCCTTCGCACAGCAGATCCAGCACACTGGCGTACTGAACTGATTGCAGCGAGTCGTCGGCTTCTGTTGGCGTGCGGCTTGATCCGCCACCGCCGCCACCGCCGCCCTTGCCGCCGCCTCCACCGCCGCCGCCTCCACCACCAGCACCAAGAATCCGTGTCATATCAGTTGGTCAACGTCAAGGCCGCTGGAAAGAACAGCGGAGCCAACAAATACACGCCCGTATGCAATAGGCACCGGCAAACCTTGTTTTGCGGTGTTGACGATGCCGGAGAACGTAAAGGATTCGAACTTTGCCGCTTCACGTCCACGTTCTGTTACCGCTGTCGATTGAACTGGAGCTGGTGATAGAGCTTGTGCAACACCGCCTAGCACAAGAGATGCACCTAATCCGCTGAGCGCAACACCCAAAGTTGTTAATGCACCAGCGGTTCCTGCTGTAGCTGCCGTAGCTCCAAAAATGCTGGTTGCGCCAAACAGACCAGCGCCAGGCAGTAAAAATGACAGTGCGATTAGACCGACGCCAATACCAATTTGACCACCTAAACCACCTGCGCCGGTCAACACAGGAGTGATGCTAAAAACTTCGCGTTCACTCCATGGACCAACAATTAGCGCTGCGTTTTGTTCGGTAATTTTCTCTTTTCCGAGGGTTACGCGATAACTTATGCCGTCTTTTTCGCTGTCAATTAACCACTTTTCAAGGCCGGGAAAGTTGACGCAGAGTGCCTTGAGGGCTTGGGCAGGCGTGTCGGCTTCGAACTGGAAGCGGCACTGGCCGAGCTTTTTGCGGAGTGCGCCGTAGACCTTAACGACTTTCATGCCGCAGGACTCGGGCGGTGCTCTTCAAATAATAACCGCCGTACAGATCACGGCTACTGAGTCGGCCTTGCAGGTGGTGCAGGATCAGTTGGTCGCCCAAGTAGATGGCGGCATGGTTGGGCAGCGGTGATGCAAGTTGCATCAAAATCGCGTCGCCGTACTGCAGTTCTTCCAGGGGGATGGGGTAGAAGCCTTCGTTGGCGAAGTTATTTAGGTATAAATTCTCACCCCGTAGCCAGAATTCGTCACGGCGGTCGTAGTCGCTCAGGTTGAGGCCGAATTCGCGGTTGTACCAGTCGCGGCACAGGCTGTAGCAGTCCACAATCCCGAAGACAAACTCGCGTCCCACGTAGGGGAGTTCAAAGCCTTCTGGTTCGCAGTAACCCCACTGTTCTGTATGGGGGTTGATGATGTGCCAGGGCAGGCCGGATTTTTCGCAGGCAACGCGGTCGGCTTGCGATGGGGCGTGGTTGGTCTTCGGGTGGCTATGCACCACGGCCACAATTTCGCCCTGTTCTTCGGCGGCAACGTAGTCAGCCGGGTCCAGTACAAAGTGTTCGTCTGGCGTTTCGGCCATGTTGCGGCACGGAAAATACCGCTTGCGGCCTTTGACCACGGCGACCAGGCCGCAGGATTCCCTTGGAAATTCCGCCTTGGCGTGCTCCAGTGCTGCTTCTTGGATGGATTTGCTGAGTTTCATTGGGTCAGACCAGCGCCTGGGAAGGATCCGAATGGCAGTTCAGCAACTTCACCAAAACGCAGTTTGCAGGAACTGAGGCGTTTGCCGCATTTATCCTGTGTCAATGTGCCCACTACGTTGTCGTTGATGTCCCAGTAGTTGCTGCCGGTATAGCCACATTCGGTGCTGCGGTATTTCCATTGGCAGATGTTGGCAATGATCTGGCGCTTGGGGATCATCACGCCGGCGAGGTCGAATTTGCTGGCCAATTCAAAACTCACGGAATCGCGGTTTTCGCTTGCCTTGCGGTCCACGTACCAGACCTCATCGGGAAATTTGGCGTGCGGGTCGGCGGCGGCTTCGCCGTCGAGATATTTCTTGAGGGTGCGGATGCGTTTAACGGTGGCACCACCGAGGTCGTTGCCGGGTGTGGTGGTATTGATGGCAAGCAACAAAGTAGTCATAAACAAATCAATGTTGCTTACCGTCAGCGTGGGACGTGGCAACGTGCCGGTATTGCTGTACTCAAAACCGTCTGCCTTGATAGGTAAACGGACATAACTGTTGCCGTTCCAGGTGATGTTGCCGGTGATATTGGCGTTGCAACCGTTGTGCCAGCGATAGGTGTCGTTGCTGCCATGCAGGGCAGTGTCTAGCGTCATTTCAAACAGTTCGATGATGGCGCTCGGTGCCAGCGTGGCCAGTTCTTCGTAGACGCTGCTAATTGCCGTCCAAACAACCGTGCCATCGGTGATGGTGCTGCCAATGTCGGTTGGCCAAGCTGGTTGGGTGCTGGAGCTGGTGCCAGCCGTGGTGCATTGGAAAACAAGGCCAGACGCCTGCAAACTGCTGGCGCGGACAATATTGCCAACGCTGTAGGCAGTTGAACTAGCCCAAGCCGAGTACGCCATCAGGGTTCAAATACTTGACGGAAGGTGGCTGTGATGGTGTTCACATTGGCGTAACGCAAATCACGCGACCAACTTTCAACAACCCATTTGTAGGCTGTTGCTTCATCCAATGGCGTCCAAGTGAAACTGGCGTTGTCAGCAGCACGTGCATCAAAGAACGCCTCAATGGCATCGGCATCCGTGCTGTTCTTGGCCGTCCAAGTTAAATCCCAAACGCGTGGGTTTTGATTTAATCCATAGGTCAGACGTTGCTCGTAACCATCACCAAACTGCACTTTGCGAACCACAGGTTGGCTTTTTCGTGATGCACCGAAATCAGGCGTGGTGCCGCCTGTGCTGGTGCCAACAGTGGCGTCATTGAAAGTGGCCATTACGCGAGCAAACCTCCAGGACGTTTTTGCTTGATCAGCTCTTGCTGAACGGCAATACCGATTGCCTTGCCAAGTGCATTGGCCTGCTGACCATTGCCTTCAACATTGCTGCCATTGGCATCGACATTCACCACAACATTACCGACACCACCGTTTTTCATTGTCACGGGAATACTCCGGCCATCAGGCAGAGGCACATAAGCTTCAGGACGGCTTCCTTCGCCGTACATGGCCAGTTGTGGACCCGTTGCAATACCGCCAGCGGCGTAACGTTTGAGTTTGAGCGGACCTTGCTGCGTCATGATGCCACCCATGGCAAAGCTAAATCCACCCATAAATGCAAGTGGATTGAACGAAGTAGCGTTCGCGTTGTATTGGGAAACTCCAGACAAGGGAGCAACAGCAGAACCGGTGGGTCCACCCAAAAAGCCTAGTGAAGACATAATTGTTTTCAGCACGTATTGCTGAATAATCATTCGGGCTGTTTGATTCAAGATCTCAACTGCAAATGCTTGATAGTTGGCGGTGCCAGTTGTCATCAGATTAAAAATCGAGTCCTCAACTCCTTTGATGCCCTGATTGGCAAGATTGGCGAATGCTTCACGAACAGTGCCGACGTTATCGGCATAACTGATGAGGCCATCTTTCAGGCCACCCATGATGTCAGCGTTGTACTGCATTGCGCGAGCATTTTCGTAAACCTTTTCAGTGATATTCCTGAATCCTTCTTCAGTTGAAGTAAACCAATCCGACATACTCTGTGCCGCTTCACCTGTTGCAAGATCAATTGATGCCTGTTCAAGTTGAACAATACTTTGCACAAGTGGACCTTCATTCAAATTGCCGCCAGCCTCAGCCGCTTGCTTTGCAAGATTGAAAACTTTGACAGCAAGATCATCGGTTTGCTTTCCTGCTTCAATAACAGATTTTGTATATTTATTTTCAATTTTCTCCCAGGCAGTTGCGCCAAGCATTTGCAAAGCGTCAACAGTTTCACCGATTTTATAATTTAATTGACGCTCTAATTCACCTGCTTTACGTGTGAGTTCAATGCGTTGATCAAGTAAACGTGCTTGACGTTTGGCTTCGCGTTCTGCAGCTTTATCTGCCTTTGAATTTGATTCAGAAGAAATGCCGGGCAAATTACTGGGCGGCAATGGTGTAGCACCACTTTTGGGACGTAAACCTTCAAGTTGAGTTAGTTCTGCAACCCGCTGACGAATTAATTGTTCACGGCCAGCGCGACCACGAGCATCGGTTGGACCAAGCGTTTCAATTTCTTTTCGAATGCGAGAGATGTCACCTTTTA